ACCAGAAATTTTTCAAGTTTTTCAATATCCGTTTCATTGCTCGGATTTGGATGAAAAGTTGTCCACACGGTATCTTCCAATGCGACCGCCACGCGAATCGTGCCGGGCTTGGTAATTCCGGTGTAGGGGGCCGTAATCGTCACCGCGCCATGCTCGGGGGTCCACACCAAAATTTTACCGCTAGATACCACAAAAGGATGTTCAGTTTTATGAACGTGCGTAATTACGCCTGTCCCTGCCGGGACCATCACTTCCCGGACGTACATGCCCGGTGTAAACCGATGTTTCACTGGAACTTCGACAATCCGGTCTTTGCACTGCCGCAATTGGTCCACTATATCGGCCAGCCTTTCAATCGAAAGGTCGGTCACTTTAGCATCCCCTAAAATAATTGTCTCAAAGGCCATTCGGTCCTACTATATTATGATGCCAAATCCCGATTTGTTAAGTAATATACCCAATCAAAACGATTTGGCTGGGAGCTTCATACGTTGCTGACGTATCAGACGACCAATCAAAACTTGCTACGCCCGACGAAACGAAAAACGGATAAATTCCCTGATTAAAAGCCGAAAGTGAGGGTGCTCCGCCGCCGGAGGTATTACATGCCGCCAAAGTGTAAACATTTCCAGCCGAATTGGGTCGCAAAAGCAAGGATGTAACGAATACATCATTGTATAATTCAAGGGTTGTCTCCAAGATAATCGCGGTTGCAGTAATCGGAATACCATGCGCCGTAAGAGTTGAAATCGTGTTCCATTGACCCCCCGTAACGGTCCCAATCGCCGAAACTAAAACAACGGGGGCTATGAATGTTGGGACCCCGTGAACAGAAGATTGACTTCCCCAAGTGGGAACGCCACCAGTGCTGACAAGAAAGGTCCCCGGACTGCCCGGAGGAAGTAAAATCGGATTCCGGTTCGCATCGAAGGTAATCAAGGACCCCGTATTCTGCGGCGTCAAATATGCGAGTTGAACCGTTCCGACATTTAAAGGACTTGCTTGCGCGACCCAGCCGGCGGTTGAGCCGGCATAATAGAACAACCCATTGACGGTTGTGCCGTTTAATTGCAGCCAGATTTGGAAGGTATTCGGGTCCGGTGCGCCATTGGCGATGTCCCCGACAAAAATCTGGTCCGTAATCGAAGCCGAGACATCGAGGGGAACGTATTGACTCGTAGCATCGTTCCAGACCCACCATTGAGTGCCGTTTTTCAGCCACGGACCTTCATTGCCCTCGGGTTCGATGTCCGAGATTACAAAGGTATTGCCGTCAAAGCTGACTTCCAGCCGGTCGAGCAGGGCGTCAATCCACTGTTGCGGCGTACCTTTAAAGTTTGTGGGAAGGGGAGCGGCAGTTATGGTTGCATTCATAAATTTTAAACATTACTAAAAGTTCCGTCAAGATTACTGGTTATGGACGATTCAGTACCAGTCAAAAGAGGATTTGACCCCGTGAAAATCTGGGTTACATCAACGGTAATCGTATCTGCATTCCCGCCGGTATCCGGTATAGTAAAGGGAAAATCATACGTTCCGTTAAGCATCCCTCCCACCGCATAGATAGCAAAATTTATGTTGATAAGGTGTCCTGCGAAAGCCGATACGACGGTGAGCGTGCCATATCGAAATCCAGCGGCATTTGAAGTTCCACTAACGACCAAATGAAGATTACAATTAAGTGCGCCCCCTGTGTATGCAACCGTTGCCTGATTCTCAGAATAAGCCGTATTAGTCGGGTCATCTACTGTCGAACAATCATTCGTAAACTCATTCCCCAATGAATTCAAGGGGGTAAAAGACGACGTACCTACCCCCGAATTATAAACGTCGGGAAATCCGTTTTGTCCCCAAGAAAGCTGGGTCCAATCCAAAGCCGGTAACGGGGGAAGACTAACAATGTTTGAAGGCACACTAAACCCCCCTGCATTCTCAGCCAGCATTCTATAGAATGTGCCAACCGACGGAGAAAAAGTATAGGTATCAATGTCGGGGCCGAGATAAGAAGACCGGCCATTTTGCGGCCCCGGATACGATAACGAACAGTTGACTTGACTTGTTGGGTCCCCGGTAATAGTCATACCGTTCGGGTCGAGGGGAGAGCCCAATCCAACCTGTAATCCCGGAACCGAATCGCCGACGGAAACCCCGACGATATGAGTCACCGACCCCGGTACATACCATGTTGGAATTAAATTTGGAGTCAAAATCGTTTGCGCAATTGGCGTATCGCCGACGAGAATAAATGGCACCGGAGGCTGGGGCCCAATGTAAAGAGTTTCCCATTGTCCTGAATTCTGGATTTGAATTAACCACGCGGACCCGTTCCACATAATTTGGACCGCTGGCGGGGCCGGGATTGTCGCCACAGTCGCCCAAACTGTGCCACTAGACAAAGATTGCAGGATATAATTTGTCACCCCCTGAATATTTTCCCAAGTAATTTGAGTGGAGGTCAACGTTTGAATAATCGGAGCCGGTGGAGGCAAAATCACCGTACTTTGACCTAAGCCAAGAGTGTCAAGAGTGGGAACCACATAGTTTTCCACAATGGGCTCACGAATTTCAAAGACACGCAATGATTCAAACATACTAAGACGAGTTCGACACTAGACTTCCGCCAAGATATGGCGTGGCCGTTTCCTCAAGATATTTTTGAGCACGAGCTTGGGCGATTTGCAGAGCGCGTTTTGTGGATTCCTCAATTGAAATCGTTCCGTTAATCGTGGCAGCCGCTTTTCCAACCCAATTATCCCAAACCGCACTGGCAGTTTCAGTCACGGTGTAAAATTCCGGTGCGACATCGAAGTCGGATTCCTCATGCGTGGCGGCTCCATCAAACTCCACATAATTTGTCCCTGGGTCTTCATTGTCCCGGTGCAAGCCGGAATCCGGCATTGGAACCGGGTCCATAAAAACTTCAATCGCCCGAACGCAACATGGACCGGAACCCTCAAGGCGAAATTGAAAGCCAGTATCAATCGTCTCTTTATTAGGGCCGATTGTATCGTAGGGACCCTCGATTCCCGCCGACGAAAATCTATCCGGCTCCATGTCCCGAACATCCTGGGTCCGGGCAATGCGACTCTGTTTCTTGAGCGCGTACCACATGTCGGTGGACTTATAGACAGTTTGAGAATCTATATTCCCTTCTTCCGCATGGAAGACCGGGGTCGAAAAAGCTTTCCACCGGCCACGTTCAGCCCCTGCCCAACTGATTTTCAAATTCACTTCCCCTTGAAGTTCGGACACTTTATATCGCATGAACCGAAATTCTTTCAAAACCGGCGCGCCGGCAGTGTATGCACGGGTTTCCAGAGACCACGAAATATCGCACCCATTGTCGCGCTTCTCTTTTGAGAACGCTTCATAAATCCGATTGTTCCCATCGTCGTCAATGGAAGCGCAAAAAAGGCGGGAATGATTCCCAAGATTGACACTGCACCATTCGACCGGCTGGACCCCGGTCCATATCGAGGACCAAACCGTGGACCACGCGGTAGTCAAATAAGACACTTGATTCTGCGATGCCAAGTTATTCGCGCTGGCATCATAAACCCACGTATGGCGGTTAATTTTGTCCGCGTAGGGAACGCTGGTCAAGACCAGATTTTCATAAATACCCATGCACGCCCCTGACATGTCCTCATTCAGAAAATATGCCGACCGCGCAAGTTCCCGGTCAATTCGATAAATCTGCGTCGTCAAAGCGGAAGCCTGTGCCGAATCAAGCCGGGTCAATCCAATATTCGACATCCACCAAAGTAGCCCGGCAACAGAAACGATACTTCGCGGGGCGATACAGCCAATCGTAGGAAAGATTTCAGATTGAAAATTTGGAGTGGCCGGCCAGAGCGTTCGGTTCAAAATGTTCGATTGAAATAGCGAGGTGGTCGTATTGGTGAAGGCGATTAACGGGGCGACCGTATCCAAATAACCGGGAAGTGGAACCAGCCCGGTACAATTTCCCGGCAGCGTAAAATAGTTGACTCCGCCTAACGTATTATAAGTCTGTTCCAGGAAACTAAGTGGGT